GGTTGCAGTTAACAAGAAATTATCAATAGAACCTACGGTGCCACAAAATAAACATTTTACCAAAATACATGAAATACTGGGTGATGGTAAATGTGGTGAGCATTGTTTTGAAAAGTTTCTTGGCAGCGCATATAAAGGCGCACATGACAACTCACCTAAAGATTGGTGGTGTGACGATGATATGGAAAAAACAGCTGGAAAAAACAACATCAACATAATTATACATCATAATGGTGTATTTGCCAATGCTGTTAATAATGAGTCAGAAAAGACGATTAAAGTAAATATTCAAAGCAACCATTGGACGTTAGTCGAATGCGGTTGCACAATAGCAAATGAATTTGTTGGTTATTATGACAAACTACCAGTAGATGGAAAACATTTGTATGTAAACTGCGCTAATGCAATGTGTAATGATGGAGCTGGTCAAGCAGTAAGTTTCAGGAAATTGTTTCCGAATTACGATGATGGTTTTAAAAAACCGCTCGCCAAACCCGTCACATTTGTTGTGCGCAACATTAATGGCATACGTGTGCACTTAGCAATAGTAGTCGCATATAATAACCAAAATAAAAAAGATGTCAAAATGACGAAAATGACAATGCAAATGATAGCTAATGACATTGAAACATACTGCGTCCAGAATAATTTGAAAGTCTACCTACCAGCCGTTGGTACATCCATATACGGCGGTGATCTGTGCTGTTGGCAACAAGCAACAGCAAATGACGCTCATATAATAAGATGCCATTTTAATAACGATGGTAAAGATATGTGGCTTAACACAAAACCTTGTACCCATGGTGGATACTACGATGTTTGTGGTTACTCCGACGTTCAATACACGTTGATTAAACCAGATTACGAGGATAAATGGTGTGAAATTCGTACTGCGCCCAATTTACATAAAATGGCTAACAAATTAGATGATATTATCACCTATTTAGAAGACGAAATTAGCGGTTTTAAGGGCAATAAAGCCAGATATGTCGAATTATCGGCAGCACCAGGCTATTTCTACGAAAGAGCCACCGAATTAAACCTTGATTACAACGGTTATGTGTACGTTGGTGAAAATGCGTTTAAACCACGTAAATCCATCATGCATCTTAAAAAATATGTTGATATGAGTAAACTTATTGAAGAGATACACATCGCTAAAGGTAATGTGGTCATATTTGATTGCATGCCACCTAAACATGTGTTGGACATACTATGTGACATTGTCAATAAAAAACTGGCAGTTGTCGTCACTAAAATATCAGGTGATGACGATCTAAACCAAGTTAATCAATCTTTCTTCAAAGCTATTACTGAAAATAAGATAAGAACAGCAGTGTTTAGAAATATGGGATCCGATCCATGTAGTTCAGAATTATATATATCCATGATATCGGATGAAGTTATAATAGGCGGTGGCGAACCGTTTGATTTAGATATTAACAAGATGATGGAAGTGCAAAATTTACACATTAAAGCCATACAAGAAGTCTGTCTTTGTACCAATAAGTATGATGCTACGACAGATGTTAATGGATCTATAACTTATAATGAAAGTGATGAATTGGACTACAAACAGTTTATACAAAATCTTAATGCATTTGAAAAATTGGACATTAAAATAACGAAAGCTCCAAAGTTCACAGTGCAAGTTATAAACGGGACAGCTGGATCTTGTAAAACTAAAAACATTGCTACAAACTACTGTATGAAGCATGCGCTAATTATATCTCCTTACCGTGCCGTTGCCGATGACAACAACAAAAAGAAGCAACGTGATACTGTGATGACTATCACATATATTAATGCTCTTAAAATGTTACTCAAGGGTAAAATTTACGACTATGTGTTTATAGATGAGATCTATGCTCAAGCGCCTAATTATGTTAGACTCATCCGTTCGTTAACAAACGGTTTGTTGATAGGCATGGGCGATCCTTACCAGGTGACAGATCGCAATTATAATAACACATCAGGCAATTGTACTGTTAAAATCGACAATTATATGGGTGATACACTACGTGTCCCACAGAAAATTGTCGATCTGTATAAAAATAATGTGCCATTTCCGATTAAAAGTATAAATAAAACAGAAGGTATTGTTGAGATGAGTGATAGTTCACATTTAGACGACATACCTGATGATAATAATAATATTATAATTTGTAACACACAAGAAATGAAAGAACAACTAACCAAGCGCTGTAAAGCTAAAGTCGTTACATCAGGTTCATGCGGCGGTATTACAAGACCGAATGTACATTTGTACATTGGTGACTTTGAAAAGTTGCCAGCTGACAAAGTCGCTTATGCATACACTGCAATGAGCCGCGCTAGTAACCGCTTAGTTATTTACGGCAACGACAACGACATCAAACGTTATTTTGAGATATTGGGTTCAGCTGTTGAGAATGCTTTAGAAGCTTGCGGGGTACCTTTGCATGATTTAGAAGTCATAGAGCAAAATGACCCAAATAAGTTACATTATAATGACAGTATACTGAAAACTGAGAAACCGGATGAGCACAGAGTGGATGAAATACTTGAGAGAATTTACGTTGCTGTGAATGACAACGCCGGTAACGTTATTTCGTACCGACCAGATATCATACCAATGAATTTTGCAAAAAATAGCGTGAGTATGACCGAGTCAGTACTACATAAAGAAGATATAGTTAAAAGGGGTAAAAGAATCAGCCCAGTTAAAAATTATATAAGGCACTACTTCCGCGGTGTGGTTCAACAAACCGTAAACACCGCTATTGGCAGGTATTGCAAATATGGTAAAGACGTACCGAAAAATTTCGTGAACCTTTATATCAAGGGTTTTGAAAAATTTTTAATACCAGAATGGAGAACAATAGCTAAGAAATTATTGACAAGAGAGTTTATTGTGCAATGTACATATGAATACCTTATGGAGTTGCAGAAAAAATTGGGAGATGATGAGTATTACAATCAGATTTTGAATCTTAGTAAAGAACCCGTCAGTTCAAGTAAACTTTCTAAAATGCTGATAACTTTAGCAGTTGTTGATAAATCAAAAATTAAAGATGAACTCGAAACTGAATGGTACGATACATGCCAACGTTATATCGATTTTAACATGAAGAACCAACCGAAATCGACACCCGGCGTATTTGACGCCGATGAGAAGTACGGGCAGGGTATAGCGGCGTGGTCGAAAATGATGAACATCATATTTTCGGGCATTAGCCGCAGTATGGATAAAATCATGCAACAAATCGTGTTGCCGAATGTACAACTTAGCTACGGGCAAAGCGATGCAATGCTGGGAGAATTTTTTAAAAAACATGTTGGTGAAACAAACAATATGGCGAACATGAAGTTGATGGCTGATTTCAGCGAATTTGATTCGTCACAAGAAGCCGTCGGCGTTTCAGCACTAGGCCAAATAATGAAAGATTTTGGATACTCGAATGAATGGGTCAAACATTATCTCAACCGTCGATACAGTTGGGTTATGACCCATAAAGAGGAGAATAGATACAATGAAATAGTGCGCATTAAAATGCAAGGCTACCAAATGCAACATAGCGGCCAACCGTTTACGTTGTTACATAACACTATGTTTAATATGGCTGCTATCGGTTTGTGTTACGACCTTAAGCAGATGAAATACGCTGCTTTTAAAGGTGATGACTCATTAATATGCGCAGAATCTATTAAAGAATCGCTCGATAATGCAAAATCGTTTATCGACATAATTGGCTATAAGATCAAAGCTATATATTGCAATATACCCGAATACATCGCAAATATTATCACGCCATACGGATTTTTTCCGGATGTAATAAGACGTGTCAGTCGGGTTTACAGCAAAATATATAGCACCAATGCTGACTGGGAAGAGCAGAAGCAGTCGATTACCGACTCACTTGATGTATTAGATACAGATACAATACATGCTTCTTGCCAAGTCGCTTCAATGTTTTATAACCAACAGGGTATTAAAATTACATCCGATGAAGTGCGTGTGCTATTATCTTATCTTTACACGCTAAAAGACATGAAAAATTTGAACCATCTGAAGGACGAAGAATGGGTATTTAGGACCATTTAGTCCTTATAATTAAACTTTTATACGAATACCAGGCGTATAATCGTAATATGGTTAGTCTTTACGACTAATCTACTGTGCGGAAGCATGCGGGGCTCGCCCCGCATTGCTTGAACGTTTATTCGTAAACGTTCCTATTCAATAATAAACTGTTTTACTTAGAATTTAATATTGTATATAAATACTAAACTAATATTTAACTTAATCATTAATTATAATGGCCGAAGTTGGTAATCAACCTTCAATTGATGCATTCGATGAGATAACAGCAGATCGTGAGGACAATGCTAAACCAGTTGACCTTGGCAATCCAAAGAAGAATATGATGCTCAAATGTATTCACCCTCCGTCGGTTTTGGAGGGTTTTAAGGGGCTCACAACGAATGATGCTAGATCGCAGGTAATATGTGAATGGCGTGGTACTGATACAACTCAACAACCGATTGTACCCAATGTAGAGGGGGAAACAATTGCTATCACCGATTACCCCACCGACATAGCTTACTTGTTCACAAGTTCACCATTCTTCCCTGTAATTGCCTTTGTGCTGTGTGTCGTCGACGGCGTAAAAGCTTGGAGACAAGACCTTCAAAATACGATTATCAACCAGAACTACAACTTTAGTCGGTTTGCGGGCGACGCAGAACTTTATCGCACTGCATATAAATCGACTACTTTAGCTTTAAATTCAACTGCATTCAACAATACAGGCATTGTATCCGGCTTGCAATTCAATCCTGCTTTAGTCTGTCGAGCAATTTCCATTGGCAGAAATCAAACCGTAACAACGCTATATGATTTCGCATGTACCGATTTCCGTCGATTCTTAGTGTTTCTTAAACAAACACACACCGAGCAAATCAATACCTACCTCTCGTTTGTCATCATCAACAAAAGAAGCGATCGTAAAAAATCGCGTTACTTTGAATTTCCATTACATATGAGAGCTGAAATGGGCAAATTATTCGGCGTAACAGCCGATGAAGATTTGGGTGTAGAACCAGATTCAGGAATTCAGATTGTGGATTTTTCCTCGATTTTTAAGACACCAGCGGAGCCTGGATTTCCCGTCCCGACATCATCACAAATACTTCAAGGTTCTACAAGATCTACCAGTTATTTGGCTCGAGACGGCGCCTTTGTGGTGCAGAGACAAAACGTGATTGACCCTAAATTCATTGTGGCTGGTCATCCAGCTAACAATGTTTTATATTCAGGATTAGTCAAATGCTATTACTTTTCACAAAACGCGGATGGATCATACACTTATGCTTCATTCAACGCGTTTGGAGCCGACACTGCGCATTACGCCGGTATGTTAGACGTACCATGGTCAAGCGATATGACTTGGTCTTGGGTGCGTTTTTCAGGACTCAGCTATCAAGCCATGGCTACAGGACCAGTAACAACAACTGTAAACTGGGGATTAATTGCTCGCAAATGGTATGTTGGTTGTGAAATACAACCATCGTTATCGTCCGCTTGGTCAGCCAACCAAACTGGTGGACCAGATCCGGACGTACTTGCTATGCAAAAACTTGTCACCGAAGAATATCACAAGAAAGATATGACTATAGCAGCTTACAACTTTTTGGGGGGTATAGGTAAG